CATAAGTCGTAAGGTTTAGCAACTCAATGATGTCTACCTCATCCATCTGAGATAGCTTATCAATTAGTTCAGGTAATGTTAGGTTGGTTGTCATTACGTAAATCTTCCAATGTCATTATTACAAGCTGAGCATAACCGCTAATGTCTCGCCATGAATCCTCATGGTAGTAGTTACCATTAAGAATCCTAGCAATCTTGTTAGCAATCATGTCCATACTCTCTCGTGCAAAGTTAGGCATGATCCTATAGTTAGGAGACTCACGCATAACTCGCTTTATCTCCTGACTAATGTTACTCACGATCTCGTAGCGTCCATAAGTCTGCTCTCTTTCCATCAGTATATCAGTTGTGTCCATAAGTTTTCCTCAAGTAATTAATTGATACAGGCATCTCATCAAAGCTACCTTTATGTACCTCATTCAGCATCCAGACACCAGACCATGAACCATTAGTCTGTGGGTTTAGATACGCTTCATCATGTTGATAGAAGATACCTGCGAACAGACCAGTAATACGATTACCGTCTGCTTTCTTACTGAAAGCTATCGCTCTGTCCTGAACATGACCCATGATACAACTCATGTGCTTCTTCTGTAACAACAATGACGGACTACTTACTGGTCTACCCATGATACCTGACGTAAAGTAATGAGAGTAAGCTACGTCATTGACAACCACAACATCTAAGAAGTCATGTACTTCCCAGTTGTACTTCTTAAGGTTGAAGTCTCTGTATCCTATCAAACCATCTAGTTTCCTGTCTGATTCAATAGCTCTCTCGATCCTCTGCTCATGGTTACCAATAAGAAATATCTTCTTTGGTTTCCATATCTTCTTCTTGTCCCTCCTCTGTCTGTTCTGTTCCTCAATGATAGGTTTCATGAACGCATCCATCCCGGCGTTACCTGCCTTAATGTCATCGCTGTATGTCCTACCTTCAAATGACTTCTTGCCTACGTCATAGACACTGAGGCTTGGCATGTCCCAGTAATCTCCCAAGTGTATTATAACTTCAGGCTTGGTCTTTGCTGCATACTTACCTGCCCACTCTAAATGCTCGAAAGAGTTGTTAGGTTTACATTGTGTGTCAGGAATGATTAAGTGTCTCATTTTATCCTTTCAAGTAAACTAAAGTAATACTCCGCATCAATGACAGCTAGTGGTTTAGAATAATTCTGTTTGATTACAAGCACTGGTTCTCTATCATCAGGCGTGTTGTCTGCTGCCTGAGAATAGAAAGCATAGACACCAATAGAATTACGTGACTTACATTCTATTGAGATACCTAACTTATCACCAGCTTCTTGACTAAACAGTATGTCCTCACCACCAGCACCCATGCTAGTGCTTCTTACATCGGACCGGGAAAAGCTAAATTTCTCGATGATAATGTCCCTAACCCATTGCTGGAGTTTTCTTCCTTTAGCTTTTGCACTTTGCGTCTTGATGATTTGTTCCCTCCTAATATCTGTTTCAGTTTGAATCTCTTGATCTTCTTGATCCAACCCTTTGGTATATGTATCCGTGAGTTAGATTCAGGACCAGCCCAACACACTGCAATTGTGATAGCCTTCTTATCCTCTGCTACCACGAACCCTATGGTTGAGACATGGTGAATGTCAGTCTTCTCTGTGAGTTCCCAACCTGCATCAGCGCAAGCGTCATCCCATTCTATGTAAGCTATGTCTGGGGTGGAGTCCACAATTGATTTGGTTTTCTTCTGATCCATAAAAGCTGTCCTCTCTCTTTGATTGTATCTACATCACCATCGTATGCTTTAAGTACCGCATCGTACAGTGACTCCTCAGTGTCACATTTCTGTAACAATTTCTCAGCTTTCTTTATGCCAACTCCTTTGATCCCCGGAATATTATCTACTCTATCCCCTGTTAAAATCTGAATGTAAAAGTTCTTGATCGCCTCTTGCTCAGTGACGTAGTAAAGATCTTCCTTAACAAAATTGTAGTGCCAACCTCGTAGCATGTTCAGGTCTTTATCAATAGACATAACACAACAGGTATCTTCAGCATGGTTGTATACCTCGATACCTATTGCGTCATCTGCCTCTTGTCCTTCAATCAAACTAAACTTCCACTTGCTCATGAGATAATCCCTGAGAGCATCGTAGTGTATGGGCTTACGTGCTTTCTCCCTGTTCCCCTTATACGTTTGCTCAGTAGCTATCTCTGTTCTGTAATTAGAGTTCCCTGTGATGAAGCCCTTGTAATCTACTACACCTTCAAGGGCTATGAGGTTATCAATGAAGTGACCCATGCGAGCTATCGCAAACTTCTCTTCCTCAAGATCATCAACAGAGAACCCTATCCTATAGACAAGGATGTCTCCGTCAATGAGAGCTGTTACTTTCTGCATTGACGGATTCATTTAGAGAGCTTCTTCCAGTGCTTCTTCTTCTGGAGTACCAGTGTACTCGATCAGATGACTAAGCACCAACTTGTTGATACCAACAGACACGCCAGCCTTACCTCTGAACTGATACTCGTAAGGTTTAATGGTGGCTGTACCTTTAGAACCATTAGCTACCTTGACATTGACGGGACTACCATCCTCCATCTCAGTCTTGATAGGATAGTCTTTAGACTTCGCTACAACATAGTTACCTTTCTCGTCAGCATGCTTGACGTTGACTCCCATTTCTTTCAGTTTGTCCGTAGCCTCATCAGATAAGTTGCACAGGTCAACTTGGTATTTGCCTGATAGAGAGTTAGGTTCTGATAGAGATGCCCACATGATGTCGGCTTTAACTCTGAATGGTTTAAGATCTAACATAGTACTTCTCCTTAGTGTGTGCTTGCCCAATTAGCTCCAGTTTTGAACTCACCATCGAGTGGGCAGCGTAGCCCGAGGGTGTGTCCTGCTTCCTGAATTGCCTGTATTCCTAACTGTCCTACAGATTCAGCAAGTTCTTTCGTAGTCTCAATCTGCCACTCATCGTGTACGTTAGCGACAAACTGAGCATCCATTATACCACATTTTAACTTATCATGCAAGTGTATTAATGCTTGTTTCATAACAATCGCACCTGCTCCCTGCAACAAAGTGTTAAGCGCGGCGTGGTGGTGTCTGATATACAAACGTCTACCATCAAGCCCCGGCAACCACCCCTTCTGAGCAAGCTGACCTACCTTTAGTTTAAGTTTTAGTAGGGCTGGTGTGTTGTGAAGAAACTCCTCAATCATTCTTGCACCTCGTGTCTCTCCTGCTCCTACGATACTACCTATCTTAGCCGGACCAGCACCATAAAGGAAAGCATATATGAATGTCTTTGCCTGATCCCTATTAGATAAACCAGCCGCATGCATATTCTTTGTATGCACATCACCTTCACATATCTCCTTGATGTAATCCTCGTCCTTCATGTAGTGTGCCAGCATACGTAGCTCAAGACCAGAGGCATCAATACCAACCAACACCTTACCATCGTCTGCTATCCAGCAAGACCTACACTCCTCACCATACGCACTACCAACACGAGGTACTTGTGCCATGTTAGGTGAACTGTGTGTCATTCGTCCCGTGACTGCACCGTTGGTGATGACCGAACCATGTACCCTGTCCTCGTTATCAGCATGCTCAAGCCATGATTCAACTTGAGCCACCCGTTTCTGAAGCAGTAAGTATTTCTCGATGAGTCTAGCTTGAGGGATGTCAATAGTTGATAATACTTTCTCATCTACAATCACCGATCCTTTCTCTGTATGCTTCTTAGGTTTCCATCCAAGAGACATAAGTCTCTCAGCTATTTGCTTACGCGAGCCGGGGTTGAATACCTCAACTAAATCCTTGAGTCTCTTGCCTGTCTTCTCGCTGTAACGTACTGTTACTATAGGTCTAAATACTTGTTGGAGTTCTTGCTCGATCTCATTAAGTCCATCCTTCCATTCAGCCAAGAGGGACATGACCTTTCTAATGTCCAGCTTGAAACCAACCTCTTGCTGACTCTGAATAATCTCGGCAACCCTGTGTTCGAGATCAACGCTCCGATCCCATACCAGTAGACCATCGCTAAGACTTTTGTATAGTGAAGCAGTGACTTCAACATCCTGTTTGCAGTATCCAACCATCTCATCTGTTAATCCTCCATCAAAGTTATTGAACTCTTCCTTTTGTTTTCCTAGTCTTAGACCCCATGACTTTAACGAATGCCCGCCTTCTCTCACTGGGTTTAACAACCTTGAGATGACTAGTGTATCTCGTAGTTGGTGCTTCGTTGTATTCAAATTCCATAGCCTCCTTAACACTGGCGCATCGAATCCGATTATGTTGTGACCAATCAACGTACTTGGTTCTTCCAGATAGCTTTGTAATTTTTCTGCTTGAGTCCATACATTCACCTCGTTAGTGTCTAAGTCTTTAGTAACAGCGCACCAGATCCTACTCGATACGCTGTTGGTCTCGATGTCAATTACTATTTGTCTCATAACTCCTCGTCAAGATGTTTAATATCTTCAAAGTTTTTATACTGTTTGAAGAAACCCTTATGCTCGGGATGTTCGTCCATAAACTTTTTGGCATAGAATGGAGACCAATGATTAGCTAGTTTAAATTTACTATCGTTCTCATAGAGGGCGGTGTCCCATCGTAT